ATGGGCAAAATACAAAGAAGATAGTAGGCGGGCTGCGTTGCTCCAAGCCAGAAGAGAAAACAGAAAATGAAGGTCGGGCTAGCAGTTGGACATTCCCGTTTGGGAGATCAGGGAGCCTACACAACGGGGGGCTACATCCTTTCGGAGTGGGACTTCAATCGCGACATGGTCCGTCGAATTGCTCATGTGTTAAACGTAGAACACAGAATTTATGACCAGTATCCGGCAAAGAGTTACACGGGCGGTATCAATTATCTGTCTCGTAAGTTAATCGAAGACGACATCGACGCAGTTATTGAGCTACATTTCAACTCAGCTAGCCCGTCTGCTAAAGGGCACGAGTGGCTTTACTGGCATACTAGCAAGGGCGGAGAGAAACTTGCTTCTGCTCTACGTGATGAGATGGAGCAATCGTATCCCGAAATGGTTTCACGGGGCATAAAACCGCGGGGCCCCAAACAACGAGGTAGTTATCTACTCCGCAAGGTGCGCCCTGTAGCGGTGATTGCTGAACCGTTTTTCGGGAGTAATGAAGAAGAGTGGAGAATGATTAACAATAATCGTGGGAGGCTCGCGGGCGTGTATGCTCGTGCGATTAAAAACTACGCAGACGGATGAGCCTCCCTAAGAGCATAACAATGGGCGGGGTTCGGGTCCGAATCCGATTCAGAGATTTAGGTGATGATGACTGCTATGGTGTGTATTCCCACCGCCGCAAACTCATAGAGATAGACAAAACCCTGAAAGGGAAAGATCTCATTGAGACGATCCGACATGAGATGGTTCATGCTGCGTTAGGCATTTCCGGCCTTGCTTTTTGTGAGACATATGAAGAAGAAGCCATCGTCCGTTGCATAGATGAGATATTTTTCCCCGCTTGGAACAGATTCACTAAACGATTTAACAACGAATAAGATATGCCTGAAGAACCAAAAAAAGCGTTAGTTAGCCCCCATAAGCCCGCTTTTAGTATTGATGCCCTTATGGACGAACTGAAAGAGGTGGAGGTTGGGAGATCGCCTGTGAACAAGAAGAAAGTCAGACGCCCTTATAAAGACTCTAAAGGAAAATGGACAATAGGTATAGGTCACTTGATTGGCGACGGCTCACAGGAAGCGTTAGAAAAATCTGAGTTTTACAATAAGACTCTATCTGAAAAGCAGATGATGGATTTAGCCCGTAAAGACTCGGACGCTAAAATTCAGAGAGTGCTGGGTCGGTTCGGGAAACAGTTTTTTGATTTCCATCCAGAACTACAGCTACAGATTGTATCTTCGTATTATCGTGGTGGTTTACCCGGATCTCCTAAAACTCTAGAGCACATGGCTAAAGGCGAGTTTGACTTAGCTTCAAAAGAGTTTCTTGATAATGATGAATATCGCAAGTCCCTCAAAGGAGAATCACCGGGGATTGCCCCCCGGATGATGAAACTGTCTAAAGCTCTTGCTCAAGAGCATAAGATTAGGAGGCAAAAAAAAGTAGAAGGGGCTAAAGATATGAGTTTCCCCGAAGCAGTAGAACAGGCCCTCAACCCTTAAAGGCATGCCCAAAAAGAAATCCAGAGTAAATGAAGCTGGCAATTACACTAAGCCTTCTATGCGCCGCCGTCTTTTCAATGAAATCAAACGCGGCACGAAAGGCGGCAAAGCGGGGCAATGGTCAGCACGGAAGGCACAGTTACTAGCCGCCCGCTATAAAAAAGCTGGGGGAGGCTACAAAGATTAACTTTATTAGTATTATGGACTATTCAAACAAGCCAAATAAAGGCGCTGAAAAAAGAGCAAATAAACTTCTTAAAAAGAAGGCTCTTACTAAACGCCAAAAAGACACTATGAAAAAACATAGTGTTCACCATTCTAAAAAACACATGGATTCTATGAGAAGCATGATGCTGAAAGGCAAAACCTTTGGGCAAGCACATAAAGAAGCCATGAAAAAAGTCGGTAAGTAATGGCAAAGAGAGACCCACAAAAATCTTTAGATCGCTGGACGAAACAAAAGTGGCGCACTTCAGATAAAAAACCCAGCAAAGGGAAGAAAAGATATCTTCCTGATGCTGCGTGGGCTTCGTTGACTCCTTCTGAAAAAGCGGCAACCAATCGCGCTAAAGCGAAAGGCAATAAAGCAGGCAAGCAATTTGTTAAACAGCCTAAAGCAATTGCTAAGAAAACGCGCCAGTATAGGACTTGAGTCAATTTTGCCAGTTAAAGAACAGGTTCGTTTTGTTCTATCCAGATGAACAAGATGTCGCTGAAGCTTTCAGACGATCTAAATCCTTGGGGGTACCCCCCAGTTCTTATACCCACGGCATAGGGCGCATGACTGGGTTTTTAGGTGAAGTCGCTTTTGGTAAGTATATTGAATCCTCTAAGCATGTTGGTGAGCAGTGCTACACCCACGACTACCTCTACAACAATAAAAAAGTAGACGTTAAGTCCAAGACCTGCACAACGAAACCTAAGCTGCACTACTTAGCTAGTGTTAATTCTCAAGGTAATAAAGAGCTGCAAGCTGACCTTTATTTTTTTACCAGAGTACACAAGGACTTATCAAAAGTCTGGCTGTTGGGGTGGGCTACTAGGCACCACGTTACTAAGAAAAAAAACTTCAAACATAAGGGGGAAACGGACGACGATGGGTTTACTTATCTTTGTGACGGCTACCACTTACCTATTAAAGCTCTGCGCCGACCGGACTCCTTTGAGTCATCGCGTCGATGTCGAAAGAAGGATCAAGATTGATTTCCCATAGTTTGCCCCCACCTTTCCCTCTTGATTTCACGGGCCTGAGATGGGGGTTGTTTTTTCCTGCCTCCTCTAAAGTGGACATCCCTCGCCGCACAAATTCAAGGTTGTTCGACATCCCCACGTTGCGACCATTATTGAAATCATGGACAGCTACTTGAAACTCTGTGAGGGTACCTTTCCAATGAGTCATCGAATCATTCAGTTCTCTACACCTCTTGACGAAGAACTCGACAAGTTCTGCAATAGTGCTTCTGCTACTGTTGTCATAAGCAGCATCAGCAACAGTGGTATCGATAAAGGACTTCACTCCAAATCTACCAACATCCTCCACCTCCTTGGGTATTGTCCAATCGATGAGGAATCTAGCGAAGTAAGGCAGTTCGTCTTCGATGGTTTTCTCAAGGATGGAGTTTCTTGGGAAATTACTGGTGGCTTTGTTGCTGATGCGAAGAGCCATTAGTTTGTCCCTGTTGCTGCTATCCAACGAAGGGATAACGGACAAACTGTTAATGTCCATATTAAGTGACATGACTACTCTCCCCGTCCAAGGAATGCTCATGGCATCTGCATACTTCGCTTGATACTCCACTCGCGGGTTTGCTACAGCGCGTTTGATTAACTCAGTCGCTTTTCGCTGGTCTCGAAATGAGGCCGCAGAAGTAGTGTCGTCAATTACCCATGTAGCTACCCTGCCTAGATCTTTGTTAAACTTAGTCTGCCCCGACAGGTAATCTGATGCGTCTGCGTAACCCCCGACCAGACCACTTATAACTCTATTAGATAGCAGTGATTTCCCTTTGTTGGTTGGGCCGACCAGTAGTAATGCTTGCCCCTGAACAAACTCCCGTTCAATAACAGACTCGTAAAACCGCTTAAGCCATGAGTAGAAGTAGTGCAGCGCGGGCTGCTCGCCATCAACAAATAGTTGGTTTAGCCACCCATGTAAGAAGGGCCATTTAGACTCACACCCGTCTTCATCTGGTTCTACGGGCCTGATATTAGAACAGTTGAGGATGCGGTGGCCGTTGTATGCCACAACTCTGTCAGGAGAGAATACAACAGGCGCGATCTCATCAATACGATTCTGGTTGCTGACCGTCAGTAAAGCCCCCTCTACTTCAGAAAGTGGCTGATTCTTTCTTGGTCTTGGGGAGAACCCAGCTTGCTTCAGCTCTAGTATTAGTTGGTCTTTAGGTATGGATACGGCGCTATCGTAAAGAACCTTGAAGAAACTTCGGCCATTAAACCAATAGTCATCTAAAAGACCTGCAAGTTTCCTTTCCTCATATTCCTTTACAAACCCCGCTCCAAAGATGTCGCGCCACGACATAAACCCTTTGCCAGCACGGTCGCTGTAGCAGACGATACCGTCCTCTACCACCTGACACCCGTCCCGATTTATCCCATCGTCAATCCAGAACAACGGGCCGCGAGACCCTAGCTCAAAGTCCCCCACCCAGCGATTGGGGAATCTATTCTCTACTTCTTCAGCTACAATATTGATTGGGATTGAAGTGTCTTCAGACTGCGGCGGTCGGTCGGATACCGTCTTTGTAAGGGCGGCTTGGATTATATTAGAGGAAAGCAAGCCATCCACTTTCACCCAATCTTCCCCCAACTCAAAATACTGGTTAGCGCGGAGGGAGGAACTATCAAAACCTGCGAACAGTTTGTCCAGTTGCAGGGCTTTCATCATGTTCGACATAAAGGTGTCAAACATGTTTGGGTCCATAGGTATGGGCTTGTCGAACTCCCACACAAGGCGCAGGTATCCCGACTGTGTCTTAGATCTCCATGTGGGCTTTTTGTCTTTTGCACACTTAACTTTCAGGTCACTGTCAATTGCGGCCCAATCAACAGAAGCGTCATAGTCGGCAACTACTCCGTAAATTTTGTGTACAGGGTTGTCGTTGCTTATCCGTTTAGACGGTGCCCTGCCTTCCAGAGTAGAATAAAACACATGGTTTGTTGTAGTCTCCGCACACCATTCCCTGTAGTCTGCTTTGGTTTTGAAAGGGGGCTTCTTCTTAGTGAGTTTACTGAGGTCGGTTGTCTTGTGTGCTGTATGGTCTCGGAGATTCTTAATATAACGATATTTCATTTTTGGTAGTGTGTGAGGATTTGTCCTTCTGCCGCCAAAGGAATGTCAGGAATCCATGTCGGCGGCGTTGACATGATGCTAATTGTTTTTTCTAGGGTTTCTTCGGCTTCGTTCTCATCGCACTCGATGATGACTTCGTCATGCACATGGAAGATCAGTTTAATATCTTCATCCTCCAACCGTAAAAGCATATCTGAAAATATGTCTCTGGCCAGACCTTGTGACAGATTTTCGGCCACTATCCCGCCCCACAGTTTCATAGGCAAACGTTTGCCGTTCCTGCTCACTATGGCTTGATGCCCCGCCCGCCCATTTTGTTTAACGAGTTTTGTCCTGCCGTATTTTATTTTACGCCCAGATGGTAAAAGGACTTCATAAGGGGCACTGGCGCTGTAACAAGATCTCAGGTTATTATTTACTTTTCTCCAGAATTTAGGAATGGATGACAGTCGGTTTCGGTAAAGATCGACGGCGGCTTTAGCCTCATCCTCTGGCATATCATACATCTCAGAGAACTTCTTGGCCCCTGCACCATACCCGCACCCTAGAACAATAGCTTTTACCTTATGGCGTAATTTGGGGTCTTCCTCTTTCAAAGACCCTTCTCCTTTTGGCCACAAGCCCATCCTGATTGCGAATGCTTCGTAGATATCGTCAGTGCTTGCTATCTCAGCCAGAGTCACTTGATCCCCTGCGAGCCAACATAAAGTCCTAACTTCGATCTGTGACAGGTCTACAACAACCAGTTTCCTGCCTTTTGGGGCGCGGATCATATGCCGTAAGTTGACCCCAAACATTTCATCGCGAGGAAGATTCTGCAAATTCAAGTTACCACCACTGCCAGAGAATCGGCCAGTGTGCCCACCCCAATACATTAAACCCCCATAGTATCTACTGTCTGGCAGGGTCGCGTAGTCGAAGGCTTCTAATTTTTTCTTGATGGCATTGATTCGACGCCAGCTAGTAACAGCTTCAACCCATTTGTATTTGTAGCCATATTGCCGAAGCCATTCTTGGGTATCCAAGTCTGTCTGGGCTAAAGACTTAGGGGGTTCTATGCCGTGCTTGAGGCATTCTTCATCGAATGCGGCACGGCTAAGTAAAGGTCTTTCTCCTGCCCAAGGGATATTGGACTCAGCCTCAAAAAGCCTTTGATTGATTGTCTCAAGCTGCCTCTTCAGCAAGTCAGTATCCATCGGCAACCCTCTCTGGATAATCCTGCGATTAGTCAGACTAATGAGCTTTTCGTTATCTGGCCATTTGTCCTTATAATCCTGCCAAAGCCTCAAGCACAGTTCTGAGTCTTTCAACGCATATTCGCTGACTTCTGCCTGAAAATCCTCAGACATACTTTCCCACCGCTTACCCGCCATGTTGTCCCTTGTTGTTTTAGACACTTCAAGGTCGTAGGCTTCTGCGGTTGCGTTTTTAAGTGAGCGTGGAAGCCCACAAGCTGCTGCCATATCCGCAGTACAGTGCCATTCCGCAGGAGATATCTTGGGCCACCACCCCTTGTCTACCCCAAAAAAGTACAGGGTCTCATCAAAAGAGGCGTTGTGTGATAATACAATATTGCCATTAAGGATGTCCCAATCGAATTCCTTGGGGTGGCCCACAAAAGTGTAACCGTTGTCCCCAACAATAGACACCATGTATGCGTCAAAGTCGGGATGAGAGAAATATCCTAAAGGCCCTAACTGCCTGATTGAGCAGCTTTTGTCGTAATAGGACTCAAAGTCCAGAGCATATGTTTCCATCTAATCATAAAGAAAAGCCCGCCCCGATGGAAAATGAGTCGGGGCGGGCTATTAAGGGTGTTAGGAGTCTATTGGTAACTCCATTTGAAGCTCTTCAGACTTTTCCAAGATCGCCTGTCTGATGACACGCAGTTTATGGATAGTCAGCTCTGCTTCGTTTCTCTTCTCTTCCAGTTCCGAAATCATTGTCTCCAATGTCGCGGCTTCGCTAGAGAGAACTGCGTTCTCTTCGGGAAGAGTTAATACAGGTATTTCAGATATATCAGCCATTACGCAAAAGTTTCTACGAAGGCTTTAACATCTTCAGTAGGCTCCGCTTGGCTGATAGCCAGAGACGGTGCGAACCAACTGTATTTTCCACGGCTGATCAAAGAACTTTTAAAGTCCCAGATCCGATGCTGTAGCGAAGCCTTCGGGTTGAAGGCGGCGAACGTCGCCAAACGTTTGAACGTCTGGCGGTAAGCGTCCTTTGCTACATTGATGCGACCAATAGCGTAGTTGTTATCGCCAATGGCGAATGGATACGCGGCCTCATCATCATTACCCTCCGGTTGCTGGAACAGG